CTTGTAAATACTTTTGTTTCTTCTTGGGATCAAGACCTTCTCTGAAGGCACATTCACACACACTATGGCGCTCCGGTTTCTGAAATCCGTCCGCGGATTTCCGTTCCATCGCGCTTGTTATATCGACAAACTTTCTCGTGACGCGCTCATTGCCGTTGCTCCCCCCTCTGGTGTAGAGAAGATCCACAGGCTTGAGAAGGAATGGCATCGACCCCAGGGCGATGTCGCTGTGCTTGAAGAAAGGCTCCAACTGTATGGTGGCGAGAGACCCTCCCGCTGTACAGAAGGTGACTATCTCGCCATCCTTCGCTCGACCATGGAGGAACTCGCTCCCAGAGAGAGGATCATCCCAAGTACTCTTGGAGCAGCTGAGCTGAACCCAAAGTTCCCAAAGACCACTTCTCCTGGATTCCCGTACGTCCACCAAGGCTTCAAAACCAAGGGTGACGTCTTGAACGATCCCATCGCAATGGGCAGGATTCATGGCGCTTGGAGAACAATAGGAGAAGGTAAGCCTTGGTCACTGCCTGACTCGCTTGCCTACCATCGCGTTGTTGCCTCCCCAAAGGAGAAGTCGAAGATACGCCCTGTCTGGGGGTATCCTCTCGACGTTGTCCTCGAGGAAGCGCGCTACTTCTATCCACTTTTCGAGGAGTTGAAAGTTGTCTGCAATGAGAGAGACACATTCTACGGCATTGGAATGGAGACTGCCCTTTCTGGGCATGCTCATCTGTCTCGCCACATGCGTTCCACGGGCGTACTTGCTGGCCTCTTTGCTGACATGTCAAATTTCGATGCACTCGTTCCCGATTGGTTGATCCGGGATGTGTTTTCACACATGTCCGACTGGTTCGACTTCACCAGGGTTCGAGATAGTGAGGGGAAAATCTGGCCTGTCAATGAAGACAAGACTGCTAGACGGTGGAGAGCAATGGTTTCCTATTTCTTGAACACTAAGGTTCGAACCCCTTCTGGAATTCGTTTTCAGAAGTTTCAAGGTGTTCCTTCCGGTTCGTGTTTCACGAATGTAATGGATACCATTTGCAACGCCGTCATGATGCGTCTTTCTCTGCGACGTGTCACTGGTTTCTTGCCAATCAAGGATTTCTACTACGGCGACGACTCTGCTGTCTTTGTCGGTACGCCTTTGTCCTTGGCCGATTTGGCATCTGAGCTTTTGCGAACTTTTGGAGGAGTTCTGAGCGTTGAGAAGACGATCTACACTGACAATGAGGAAAATATTCACTGGCTTGGTTATTACTACCGAGACGGTCTCCCAATCAGAGATCTCGACTTCATCATCGCTTCCACTCTCTTTCCTGAGAGAGAAGTGGAGGGTCCAATCGACTCCGCCTCCCGCCTTTTGGGTCAAATGTATTCAACGATGCATCCACATTGGGCTGTTGTATTTGCTGACGCAGTTGCGCATCTCCGGACGCAACACAAGTTCTCGTATGGCGAAGTCATTTCGCTGATTCGGAGTCGAGGCTCCAAATCAGTGAAGTTTCTAACCACACTTGGGCTTACCGTCGAAGACATAGTCCAACCTGACATCACTACAGATCCATTCGGATCGAGAAGAGTTGAGGGTGTGCTTCCAAAGCCATCATCTCGCTCCTTCTTCCGAAACTTCAACAATCTCCCACCTTACGCATTCATTCCTGAAGCGTATGCCGCGCCATCGTTACGGCGACATTCTTTCTATTCAAAACGTTTATCTTACCATGAAATTGAAAGTCGCGACCACGATGTGTACCACGGACACACTCGCTCGGCCTCCTGGCCTTGAGCAAAAGTCCTCAAAAACTTATAAATTTTGAGTTACTGGCTAGTGCC